ACTGCATTTCTCGTTGCGTGAGAAACGCAGTCGCCCTGTAATTGATTTTCATGAGCGCCAAAAGTAGGATCAAACTTTTGAACTGATTTGTGTAATAGAGCAACTTTGCCCTTGCCAGACCCGTATAAATTATATGCAGCCGCACCAAATAAAGGGTGAGGTAATTCTCCAAGTAATTTATCTAGATCTTCTAAGTCGCACCAAGACCCAACAAATCCTTCATTATAAGCTTTTAGTATATCTCTTGGCGTTTTAAACATGGTAATTCCTATACTTTGACTGTGTTATTCTTTGCCCATTTTACTACTGTGTCAATAACTACTGAAACTACTGGAACCAACATGATGCCAGCAGCACCGAGATCTAAACTTGAAAGATTTTCGCCAACATATGTTAATACTGCGGCTAAACCTACTAAAACTGCATTTTTGACTAAGCCTAAAACGTCTTCTTTATCTAGCGAGTATTTTTCACTTGCCATAATTATACCTCTTTGTGGTTGGATTCAGAAACACTTACTAAAAAACCTCCCTGTTCGAAATCATTTAATCTATATGGATAACCCGTCATTCTTATCATTTTGCCGTCATTTGTTTTGGTTTTTCTTACAAATTTACGATTCATTTGTAAACAGGATTTAAATTCTTGTAATAAGTCTTCTCTATCATCTTCGTCTATACAAGAAAGCCAATCATACCCTTCTAAATTCTGCTGCGTATATTTGAAGTAAGAAGTAAAATTTTCGTTACTCCAAACAAGCCTACCGTCAGTATCAGTTTCAAAAAGCATGGAATTATTATAGTGCAATGCTGCTTTGGTTCTTTGTTCTATAACTTTTTGTCTAGCTTCTATTCTTCCACATGTGCCTTTTAAGTCCAATATAGTATCTTTCAGACTATTGCCACCGTTGGTTGTTAGTTCTTTTTTGATGTACTCTACCGAACTCATAACACTTTCGTGAGATTGTATTATTTTGATTACTGGCCTGATAGCTTTGACCCAAAGGTAAGTAAATATTGTGCCAATTCCACCTAAGCAACTGAGAATAATAGTAATATATTCAGCATATTCAGTGTGTGTCATTTTTATTTCCAAATATAATTAAGAGAGAATAGTGGGCGTTTAAACCCACTATTCAATCTTGAATTAAGATTAAGCTTCGTAGCTATCTCTTGCTTTATATTCGTCGTTTGTTGGTGCAGCTAAACCGCCAAAGTGATAGGTTAATTCACCCGGAACTGCTCTGGTGGGATTTGCTGCATCGTCAGTAGCAGCAGTTGAACCGTCCATCTGAACGAAATTAGATGCGGCTCCAGCACCAGTACCTTTTGTTCGACCGGGAACCATAGCAGACGATGGTCTGGCTAGAACATTAAATACTGTATCTGAGTAAGCACCTAGTTTGCGTGTTCCAACAGTAGCGTGAACTTCATTGACTGTTCTCTTGCCAAACTCTGAGCCAGCGGCTAGAAGGGTAGATGAACTGTTGTTGATTTTTGAGCAACTGTCTCCACCAGCCCTAAAGAGGAAATTTCTTTCGCCCGATAAGGCATTTGGATAGTAAGCTAAACCGCCAGCACTTGAGGAATTTGCAGTTGTTATACCAGCATAATCCTGCGAAGTGCCTGTTTTTGCAACAACCTTAGAGCCGTATTCTGAACCTGTATTAAGCTCATTTACGCCAATTACTTTGGTTATTTTACTATCTGCCGAAACATTTCCAGCGTTAACAATTGTACCACCATTATTGACAGTTGAACCAGAACCTTTTGCTGTAGTAGTAGCCATGAATAGTCTCCATTTATTGAAATTTCAAGTTCCTATTTCCACAGTAAAGTCCTAGTCCTAATTTAGTATACACTTTTACTGAAATTTGCCTCTTATTTTTTTGCTAATATTTTTCAGTTTCTTTCTTACTGTTTCTCTGCTAATTGGTCGTTTGTCTGCCATTTCTTGAATAGTGTAGTTTTGCAGTTTTTCTATTAAAAGCTGCTTATCATCCTCATTGCTAGCCTCATCCATAATATCTACTATCAATTGTTCTAGATTATTATTATGTACAATATTGCTATGGAGGGTGCCATTATTATATTTCTCATATTTCTTATTGAATCCATTGTGTTTCAAACATTCTATAAACACCACCTTGTATAGATAAGTGGTAAATTTAATATTTTTGCTTTCATCGAAATGTAGAAAACACTTCCATAGAGCATTTAGCTTAACGTTCTCTAACTCGTCTACATTTAGCTGATTTGTAAATTTACGACAAGCTTTGCCCATTATTTTTTGAATATCTTTACTCTTAAGAGCTTCATCCATCTTCGCTTCAATTTCATTCTTTGTCATCAATATTCTCCTTAAATAGAACTTTTTCAATATTTTGCCTTACGTCAGCAAAGTTAAACATTTTACCTATACCTACAAAAAATCTATATCTGCTACATATTTTTAGTATCTCAATTCCGTCGATTCTATCTAGCATTTCTTTGATTTTATTTGTGAGATCAAAATTTGTATGTGCCATCCAGCACTCAAAATTGGCAGTCATTGTCACATCTTCCAAAAACTGAGCGGAGAATGGAAAGATTAATGGTTGATGGTATTCTTCTGATTCTTCTTCTACGTTGCTCGTCTCTTCCTCGTCTTCACCGCCCATTAATTCTTCACTTAGTTTGTCTGTCATCATTTTTAGTAAAGGAGAAGACATTTGTTTTTCTAATAAATCTTCATATTTCTGCCAACCTATTTTTAGTTTTTTCTTTGCCATATGATATCCTCTATTTTATCATTTCTGAAGGTTTGATATATGGACTATTTTCTCTGTTATGTAATTGGCGTTTAATTATTTTTGGGTCTAACGAAGAGTACAGCTTGATAAGCGATTTATACTCGTTGGCTTCTATAAAGAAATTTTCTATAATTTTGAGCGTATTATTAAATGCGTCTTCTGCCGCTAAAGCGTTGAGCAAAGTAGATAAAGATTTTATAGATTCATCGCCCATGTCTTCTATTTTTATATCTATTTTGATTGATTCTGAATCTAAATAGTATTTAATACACGCAAGATGATTATCTATATCTTCTTTTTCTGTGTTTTTGTTTCTTCTAAAGATATCAAACAACTTGTAAAATTTCATTAGCCGTATTGTTCCATGTAAATTGTTGGGCTGTTTTTATTCCATTTTGATTTAATTTTAACAAACCTTGACGTTTTTGTTCGTGAACATGCTTGACCATATCTACTAATTGATTAATATTAGAAAAAGATATGTTTGCCCATTCTCCAGTTTTGCCATCAAACCATTTATCGTCTTTAGCCATTTCATTAGATGTTATTTCTAATAACAAAGAATTATCACTATTACAAAATGCTGTGTGTGCTGAATAATTAGTAGTTATTACATGCTTTCCACATGCGAGCATTTCTAATAGCTCTAAATTCCAACCTTCTGCTCTTGATGGAAATATGCCACAATCTACTTTCTTCATAATAGTATACACTTCTTCGTGTGTTTTTACTCTTGGTAGAAAGCGAATCTTGTGCCCTATTTTAGTGTTTTTGTATAGATTTTGCCACGCCAACTCTTCTTCTTGTGATAGAAATGGATTGGTTGTCATCATCCAAAGCTCAAAATTGTCATTTGCGTTAAAAGCTTTATTAAAAACTAGTGGTAGAATGTCGTGACCTTTACGTTTCTCCCACTTTCCACAATTAAAGAAGATGGTCTTATCATTGGGTGTTTCTTCTATCGATGGCTTAAATACATCACAGTCTACACCAAGTGGTATTACTCTAATGTCTTGTGGCTGCAAATTTTCAACACATATCTGTTTTGCCCACTCGCAAGTCACAAACAAGGTGTCTAAACTGTTTAGATGGTGTTTTTCTACATTAGAAAATTTATTCAGTTCAAAGAACGGGAAGCCTATTCTTTTACCTTTACCAACAAATTGTGACATATCGTGCTGATGCCATATTCTAATACAGGGGTCATCAAAATTAGGCATAAGCGTGTTCTGTATTAAGGCTTTAACGGTATCGAAGTCTTCCTTGGTATATAATTCTGGATTACCAATAGGCCACAGAGCGGTCTTTGTTTTACTTGCCAAGTGTTTTGCGATATTGAATCCAGCTATACCATATCCTAACTGATTTATCGGAGCAATTATATTCATGAGTCACCTAATTGGTTGAAAAAGAACCACCTATCAAGAGTGTGGGATTCTTGATGGGTATTGATGTGTTGTAAATAGTTCAGTAGATCGTTCATTGATCCAAAAATACATTCATGTGGAAGCATAAAAAACAACCAATTTGGAGCATATTCCTTGCCCTGTTCGCACCAAATTAGCACTGGCTTCTTCTGCCTATTTGCTGTGACTATTTCTTCATACGAACCGCAAGCATGTATAGAAAGATCTATATGAGCTATTACAAAATCTGAAACATCTACACACCTTAAGTCTGCGTTTCTGATATGTCCATACTCATCTCTTATTTTGTCAAAACTACCAATAGACTTAAGATAATCTATGGTATTTCTTGTGTCAATATCTTCTTTAGATGATTCTACTGGCTTATTGCAAGGATCAAGTATTGTTAGATTCATAGATTGTAGATGTGGCGTTATTTTATTTCTCCAGCCAATACCACCATCGTGAACTCTATCCATAGCTCCTATTAAGTAAGTTCTCATATTTTTAAGATTATTGCGTGAAACCATTGTCGGTACTCCAGTAAATGTCATCAATGTTGAGTGCGTTCATTATCTTTGAACATTTTTCACAAGGACAGCTATTGCGTAATTCTCCACGCTTGTTTAGTCTTAATATTACAATCTTAAGCGAGTTGTCTATGTAGTGCTTGCCCCACAGTCTGGATATCAAGTCTGTTTCAGCATGTAAGTATGGAAATTGTTGATAGGCTTCTATATTGAATTTTTTAGCTAATTTGAGAGCTTTTGCGTTAATTTTTTCTGGATTGTTTTGTCCTATGCCAACAAGTCTATTCTTATCAAAACCAAAAGCGAAATGAAAAAATTTATTACGACTATTGCGTTGAGATTTTGCTGACGGCAAGAGTCTAAGTGCTATATCTATGGATTGATTTATTATATTCATGATGCTCTAATGAGTGCTAACTGTAAAAATTCTTGTACTGTTTTTGGATTATGTTGATTGAAAGTGTTGTTGACTATGAACGTTCTTTCCTTCTTTGTTTTTACGCCAAGAGCCGCGAGGGCATCAAAGCAGTCTTGCTGCAATTGAGTGTAGCCATTTGAATTTCTATGTTCTTCTTTTTTGGGTAGACTTTCCTTTTCCTTTTGCTTTATTTTCAAGTCTTTAATTTGACATACTGTTTGTTGGCTAGCGGGAACATATTTTCTTTTAGCTGGGCTATATTCTAATATTGGGAAATGATCTAAATCGATATGCTTATTTGGATCTGTATAAGCGTCGTAAAACGACTTAACAGCAAAACATATCAAACCGATACATATGAATTCGTTTAGCATGATGTTGTTATTCTACCATATTGTATCGGCTATGTCAACCATAGCTCTTCAGTAAAAAGAAAAAGCCCGCAGCACTATTTAAATGCCACGGGCTTATTCGTTTACATTAGAAAAATGTCACTCTTCATTCTTCTCAGTAGAACTATTTGGACCAAGTGAAATTTCATCTGCCATTACGCAGACTGAATTCCTTGGATTACCTTCCTTATCTTGATAATCCTCAACTTTGATCTTTCCTTGTACTCCAACTAGTCTACCCTTTTTCAAATGATCTTTTAGTGCTTCTGCCATTTTGCCAAAACAAAGCACGTTAAGATAAAGAGTGTCATCATTACGCCTATCGTTTACAGCCATTCTAAACTTTGCCATAGATGTACCCTTTTGGGTAACATTAAAATCTGCATCTTTAGTAAGTCTGCCACAACCAAGCCAAGTATTAATATTCATTTAAACCTCCAGTACTGAACGGATTTTGCCTCTTACAACCTGAGTATTCCCATGATTGTCAGAGCCTAGAGTGGCTCTATATACATATCTGGCAACACTTCTTGGTAGACCAAGTAAGCTAGCGGCATGTTCAGTACCATTACGTGTATCACTAATAAAACCAAAACCGGCCTTATGCGCTAAAGCGGTTACAGGATTTAAAGTAAAGCCACGGTATGGGCCGCTTTGTATTTCAGCTATTACCTTATTATGGTCATTTACCGTCCAATGATAAGACCTAGACACATTACACAATTTATCTAAAAATTCAGATACTTTCATATTAATCTCCTGTTGCATTAATTATTTGTTTGTTCAGACTTTTGCTTTTCTACTTTTAGAACTTCAATACCACCCTGTAGATACTCAGTTAATCTTTTGATCTCTTCGTCAATTTTACTTTTTTGATTTTGTAGATCAATTATAGCTTTTTGTACATTTGTTAGATGTGCTTCTGCCATTTCCTGTAATGAAACCATATCAGTCCTCCTTTCTTTTATTATAGACCTGTTTTTACTAAAAAACACTATGTGTTGAGTGTGATATAGTTTAAAACTTCTTCATGAGTCCATCCACCCTTATATTCACCCATTGTTGATAAGAGAGCAATGTCTACATATTCTTTTTCTAATCTGTATATTAACTCAACCAATATAGCCTCATTATGAGTAACAATACATTCATTTACTAAAGTATATATATCTTCTCTTGTTGATTCTATTTTGTTTTTTTTCTTAGCCATAATAATCTACTGTAATATTAGCCTCTGCAAATAGTTCTCTGGATATTTTAAAATCTTCTTCCCATCTCATATTTATATTTTTTGGAGCTACAATCCTTTTGATGCCAGACTGAATTATTAAACCAGCACATCGCGGGCATGGCTCAAATGGAACTGTGTATAAAGTGCAACCTTCTACTGACTTATTGGCAAATAAAATAGCATTTATTTCACCGTGAACTATAATCTTATATTTAGTATCCCTGTCTTCAAGTCTATCATTATCTATTATACCTTGTGGAAAGCCATTATAACCAACAGAAACTATTCGATTATTTTTATCTGCAATAACAGCACCAACTTTTGTTGATGGATCTTTAGACCAACTAGAAATAAAATTGGCTAAATCTAAAAATCTATGATCCCAATTTGTTGAACTCATACCACAATAATCCTACGTTTGCGAAAGCGTATCCGGCCCACATTAATGCGTGAGAATAGTCTTTTCCTACAAAACATGATATTGAATTAATCATATATAATGTCGTTGAAATTGCTATGCTAACTATTGCTGTCATTATATACTTTTATCAAAATGGGTTCTGTTAACACGAATAAATTCAGCACACTTTGGTAAGTCTTTTAGAGAATCTGCCCCAACGTATGCACAAGCACTGCGTATTCCACCAAGAATATCTTTCATAATATCTTCAGACCGCCCCTTATATTGTACTCTAACAACGCGACCTTCGCTTGCTCTATAATCTTTAATTCCACCATATTTATTCTGAGCCTTGTGCGAACTCATTCCGTAGAATGTTAGTGTCTTTTTTCTTTTCTCTGTATTGTAGCCGGGATCAAAAGGTTGCCACCATTCCGACCTAGTTGTACCGTCATTGTTAGTAATTGCACAGCGGTACTCATACTCCCATTCACCCTCGCATTCATCTGCCCCAGCAAACATTCCACCAAGCATCACGAAGTCTGCATTGGCCGCAAAAGCCTTTACAACGTCTGCTGGCACTCTACAGCCACCGTCTGCACAAATCAATCCCAACTGCTTGTCATCGCTCTTTAAACCATGTGCAGCATGGGCGCATTCTGATATAGCTGATAACTGGGGATAACCAACGCCAGTTTTTAATCTGGTAGTACATGCTGATCCGGGACCAATCCCAACCTTAACAATGTCCACGCCACCATGCAGAATTAATTCATGTACCATTTCTGGGGTGCAAACATTGCCAGCCATAATAATTGGATAGCTTCCAACTTTATCTCTTATCTTTGCACAGAAGTCTACGAAATTATCAGTATAGCCATTTGCAACGTCTATACAAATATTTGGCATGATTCCTGTTTGGTGCCAGATTTGATTTAACTTGTTTATTTCATTGTCATTGATGCCCATGCTATGCCAACAATAATTCACATCTAAAGGAATTGAGTCTAAATGATCAACATATTCTTTAGCGTCATAATGCTTATGCAAACAAGTGATGGCTTTTAGCTTTTGCAAAGACTGAGCCATAGCAAATGTTCCAGTTGTATCCATATTTGCTATCATTATTGGTGTGCCATCCCACTGTTGATCAGAATGATAGAATGTGAACTTTCTATCGACCAAAACATTTACACGCGATGCCGCTTGTGATCTTTGTGGAACGAGTAGGACATCATCGAAATCTAACTTAGGCTCATTATTAATTTTCATTGAGTAATTCCTTTGTGTTTTGTTAGTGGTAGATGTAGGATTCGAACCTACGAAGCTAATAGCATTTGATTTACAGTCAAACCCCTTTGACCGCTCGGGAAATCTACCGATTGAGAGTAAATGGGGTGGGTTTCCCCATCCCCATTATACTCTCAAGCATTCAATCACACACTCATCAGCTTCTTATTTAGAACAGAATTAATCTTGTCCAGCTTTGCTGTGACTTCAACAACCCATTCGCGGTTACGCTTCTTGGTTGCCATATAAGACTTGTCCTGCTCTGTCATATGGATGATCTTATCAAAGACGCTATCAAACTTTGCAACTACTTCATATCGGCATGTGCGAAGCTTTTGGAATTTATGATCCGTAGGAACGCTAACAACGTCGCGTGGATTAACCTTGCAAATCATAAGCTGATTACCACCTTCGTCATCGCCCTCATCAACATCGATGCCACCATAAGACTTAGCGTAATCAATCGCACCAACGTGCAGACCCTTGCCGCACCCATTGTCACGATTGTGATCAACTAGATTACGCGGCACTGAGCAAACGCTTCCTACAGAATTATCAAACGTTCCTGAGTAAATATCCTTGTAGTCTCCACGAACAGCCTTGTATGCCAAGAAATGTCCATCCATAGTAATAGGCATATGCTTATTTTCCATGAAGTCGAACAATTCAACGATAGCATGGTCAGAAGGATTCTGACTCATATTATCAAGGAAGTTAAGCATTGGCTCAAACGGAAATCCCTGCTTAACCATATCAATAATTGTGCTGGTGAACATGTTTGGCATCTTAATGCCATCCCAATTCAGAACACCGTCAGTACAGTTAACATAGCCCTCGCAATAGGCGTTAAGGTGAGACACAATATCATAGCAAGCTTCGAAATACTCAATATTATTATTCTTGAGATGATTGACTAGCTTGTTATAATTTGGATGATCTTTGCCAAAGCTGTATGTCTGACCACCAACAGAGGCACTAACGTTACCGTCATTTGCAATAATGTATTTCATGATTGAACTCCTAGTTTAAAACCTTTCACAGTGTATTATTGTTCTCAATACTGTCGATGTAATCGGCCACAATCTTCCTGTCGCTTTCACTCCAAATGCTTGAAGCAACCTTAAGCATTGTATACTTTTTCATCTCGTTGTCAAACTCGCTGGAAAACTTTTCTTTCTGCGTGTTGATGTTGCTAAAATTAACGGGAGTAACATTGTGAAGTTTTTGTGCCATATTTTGAATGATATGCATATCGCCAGAGATGCTATCAATCTTACTGGTATACTCATTATACTCTTCAGCGATCTGCTTTACCCTATTGTTAGTCTTTGTCATCTTAATAACGTCCAACCAGCGATCATTACGATGGTTTGACAGTGAGCATCGACTATAGACACTAATGATATCATCGCGGTGCTTTTCAACTGCATCTGCGAATACTTCACTAAGCAACTTGCATCCATCGGTCCAATTGCTACGCCCATTAAGATTGCGGTTCTTAGCTACTGATGGCTTAACCATATAGAATGTGGCATCACCAACAACGTCGTTATAGTTCTGATGAACCCAAGACAAAACTTGTTCCAGAGAACTAGTATCGACCTCTGAATACCCAATCTTTACTTCATCTTTTGCCTCAATGAAGTAATGCGCATTTTCATACTTTACGCTCATGCTGCACTGTTCAAACTTACCAGTTTCCTCGTTGAAAACCTGTGCTTGAATTGCTGGGCCAGCATAAGACGATCCACCACTAGATTGACGATTATATTCAACCTTGGGCAGATTTGATGTAAGCATAACATCTTCCTTCGTACCTTCACCCATCATAACATACAACAAGCAACTATCAGCAGTTTCATGGCTTGCAAGCTTGTATACATAGCAAGAGATGCTACCACATTCTTCTTCTCGCATATACTGTTTGAGGCGACTAATGCCACCTCGCGGAAGATCGTCTACAACAAACTTAATGTGGTTGCCAAAGTGCATTCTTTCTGCATTGTATTCAGTATCAATCTTCTTACGATAAGTACTCTTGGAAAATGTAGTGCAAGTAATCTTATTCTTGATTTCAATGCTTTCGCCAGCGATGCTATCGAAAAGCTTCATATCATTCCACATGATAGATTTCTGGAGCGATTCAATGGCAGACTTGATAGAAGAACACTGATCGCTAATCTGTACATATTTCTTACGAGCCTTGAACAAGGTTGGCTGACTCTTAATTTCTTGCTCAATCTTATCCGAAATTTCGTTAGCGATGCTCTTTACTTTACTACGAATATTGATCTTTGTTTCATTGCTATAAGACAAAGACTCTCGACTAGGAGTAATGTCCACATCTCCAATGTTAACAAAGATTCTAAGACCATCAGAATATTGCACGAACTTAGATTCAGCATTATCTGCATCAGCATTCATAATCTGATAATGATCAAGCGGGTAAGCAATTTGACCCATGATAATCAAGTTGTTATTTGCATTGTCATCAAAGTACCAGCTATCACCTTCAAGGACTTTGGCTGGGCTTGTGTATTGAATTTTCTCACCAATGAAGTTGGGCCTAACTTTGAAGAATTCATAGACTTTCTTCGCCTCATGAACAAACCTACTAACGTCATTAGAAGCAACGTTGATAGAAACCTTGATACCGTTAGGCTCAGAAGTTTCCATTTCATCAAGCAAAGAAAACGTGGGGCTACCATCTTCGTTCTTATAGCCAGTATACAAACGCTTCTGACCATTCAGATAAGCCTCTACAGTAAAGCTATCAGCATATGCAAACGGAGCTTTGCTACCAAGACCAAGGCAACCAACTGCCTCATTACTATTGTTTCGCGTACTACGGAAATACGTAGTGTAAAGCTGCATACAATCATCATGATCCATGCTGGTGCCATAATCACGAATTGAGAACGTGGGATCAATCTGCGTAGGCAGATGCACATCGAACGGAACGCTGACCTTGCCAGCCTCAACGTGCGAGTCGTAAGCATTAGTAGACAACTCACGAACAACCGCAAGAATCTTATTAGAATAAAGACCGTCAGAAAGGATAAAGAATGCTTTAGCAGATGCTTCAATGCTAAACTTCGACTCTTCAAAATTACCAGACTTCTCAACAGTGTGCGTACCGGAATGCAATTTCATTTGGCTAATCTCCTAAAAAGTGCTTGTGTGTGACTGATGCTCTGATTCTATCCTATCTATCGTCATCTGTCAAGCGAAACTTTGGATTTTTTCTGTCAGAGCTAGGTCTATCTGTAAGTTGGTCGTAATCTATATTAGATACAATTCTCGAAACAGATCCTATTTTATCGTCAGAACTTCTTTTGAGATAAAATTCAAATGGGTATTCATCAAAAGATTCTATAGATTGATCAGAAGTATAAATCAACCACTGATCTACAAAACTGTTAAAATTATTTTTATCTTTTACTGTATTGAATTGATAAGTAAAATGATCTGCCTCGTCATAAATCCATATTCTAATTTCATTTTTCTGCACATCCAACCTATCATCCTCACAGTTCAACGCTCTACACAGGGCTAATCTTACTGGAGACAATTCTGTATTTTTAATAGCCCTAACAATATCGTTTTCTGTAACCTCAACTCTCACAGCGTCCACCTTAAAGCCTCCGAAGTAATTGGTAAATATTTGATAAAAATATCCTTACACTGATTAGCTATGTCCATATGTTCTTTTTGAGTTCCATTAGATGATCTAAGATCTATATAATGAATCCAACTTCTGACAGTTCCACTAACGTATAGTTTAGTTGGAGTAGCTATCGGAAGAATAAATCTAGCACATTCTTTAGCTATACCGTCTTTAACCATTTGATCGTACAGTGCTTTTGCTTTTGCAAAATGTTCACGTATAAGCACATTGTACTTCACAATTAACTCGCTGTCAATATCGTCAATGCTGTTTTGTCTATTCTTTGTATCTTGTCTTCTTAATTCAAAGATAGGTATATCTTCAGAAAGTAAAGACGCATCTGCATATCTCTGACTAAATTCCTGAAATGTGAAAGATCTATGTCTAAGAATCTGTGCTGCTATGCCTCTAGTTGTGCTAATTTCCATAGTTATGAAAGCTTGTTCAAAAATAGACCAGTGCTTATGATCTATGCAATATCTTAACAACTTACTATAATTTTCGTTATCTTGATTATTCGGATTAGACACTCTAGCACAATATGCCATTTGTTTTTCTGCGTCTGGAGTAATAGAAACAAATTTAACACTCATGGTACTAATGATATAAACCTTTCTGCTTCTTCGTCGTTAATCATATCTGTCTTTAGCAAGTCTCCTTGGTTTGTTGGTACTAATAATTTCCAAGGAGTATTTGGACATGACATGTGTGGATATCCATTATACTTTAATTCAAAGTCTATCTGTGTTCTAAATCCTACTTGTTTAAGTTTTTCAATAGTCTTTATCGCCCCATCTTTATTAAAGACATAACCTTCTCCCCACTCTCCAAGTCTAATGAACCATGTATCTTCTCTTGATTCTTCTAGTTGGGCTTCTTTTGCCACTTTTAGAAAGCGATAAAAAATATTTGATAGTTGTAGATCATCTTCTAGTATAGCAAAATATTCGTAGTTATTATTTAAGCAAAATTCCATTGCTTTAATTTTTGTAAGACTATTTGCCATAGTTCCAAAAGTATTAAATGATCCGTGCATTGGATCGTTTGGAATTCTGGTATATTTTATACCAATTTTTTCAAATTCATTAAACACTTCTTCTTTATCGTAACCATTAATAGCTTGGAATACTTTAAAATTAGGAAATAATTCTAAAGTTTTTTGCACCATAGCTTCTCTTTCTGGAGTACGCAAAGAGAGAATTAACGTCGGTATTTCTCTACTCATGTTTTAACTACCTTTATAGTCTTTAATGTGTAACTTTATTTTTTCTTCAAACGATAATGGGCTAAACCATTCTTGATACAGCTTAGAGCAGTTTGCTTGTTTTTCTATTATATCTTCGTGATTCCAAGTGTACATAACCTTTTTGATCATATCTTTTTCGTTATGTGCCATAATAATATATTTTGTGTAATCTATATGTTTTTTGAAAGGTAGCTCGTTCCCACTATCTATTAAGATTGGAATTCTTCCGGCTTCTAAAGTATGATAAAATCTCATTGACCAATTCCCAGCACCCCTATTGCATAAAACAAATTGGGAGTTGCGTAAATTTTCTCTATATTCTGATATGACATTTATATCGTGAGGCTTCCCAGCCCAAAACTTATCTCTGATAAGAAAATTGGTTTGTATCCTATCATCTTTATCTAGCTCTTTGATACATAAAAGTCTGGATATATTACTTATAAAACCACAAAATGAAACAATGGGTTTGTCAGATTTTATAGGATTATAAGATTCATTAATTGGTTCTAAAAAATATGGGAAAGTAAACACATTATTACTCTGACCCTCATTAGATGTGCAAAATAGATTTATGTGATGTGGACAATTTAGTCTGAACAATTCATCACACATCAAAAATAATATATGTTCAATTTCTTTGTCTAAGCTGTCAAAAAAAGACATCAAATATTGATAGTCTATATAAGTGTTTTCGTATAGTTTATTGTGGAATACATATTTTGGGTCTGTATTCTTAAAATCTAAAAGAGAATGCTCCTTAAACATATGTCTTAATTGTTTCTGTCGAGCGTTTCAAGTTTTTTAATCATTTCATCAATCCATTTTTTATTAGAACTTATTCTAGTGTGTGCTGCTTGATCTTTATAGTCAGAATTCAAATTTTTGTCTGCGTCTTCTGTCATTATTCCAGAATGTATTCCAGCCAATTTTTGATCTATAAATAAACCACCACCGCTATCTCCATGTGCGATTAGAAATTCAAGAGAGGTTTTGTTTTTATTACCAACAGATGTAGATAACATACCGTTGAATATTTCATCTATAATATTTGATCCTGCTCTTTTTTTATCGTCGCTTATTTTTGATCCTTGCATATAATTACCAGTAATGCCGAATCCAGCCAAGCTACACGTTTTGCCAACTTCGTCATCTTTTTCGTATAGTGTTGGATAAAATGCTAACTGTATGTCTTTCTCTAAAAGACCTATAGCTATATCATGCGGTCCAACTTTATTACTATCCCATCTGTCTAAATATAAGGCAGATTTAACAGGTATTTTATTTCCACTATTATCTACTATGAATATATCTGTAGCTCCGTCAACAATGTGTGCGGCAGTCAAAAATATTCTTGGTTTTATAATAACAGAAGAAGCAAAAAAATTAGTTGTTTTGTTGTCTTTTTTATATGTGCCAGTAATTTTAGCTACACATTCGTGCTTGGCACCGTATTGTATGTGGGCTAAATCTGATTGATTTGGATCAATTGTCCCAGCGTATAAAGTCGAGGATATAATTAAAGATAGTATTAAGCATAGTATTTTCATAGCTTGACCCATATTTATTATTAAGAGGCTTGTTCTTCTTGGCTATGTAATACGCTTTACTATCTTCTAATATATTAGGATTCCAACTTTTCCAATCCATAAAGTGACCAAAAACAAAGTGACAAGATGTACCGCACAACGTTATTAAATTATCTGGATCTAGTTCTTTAGAACTATCTACGTGATAAGGAATAATATGGTGTACTTCTAAATCTTTTGTTTTTCCACAAGCGGAACAGTAAGGAAATTTAATTAGATGATCTGCCCTAACCTTACGCCAATTTGAAGATCTGCCAAAATTGTCAAAAAATTTAAACATAATAACCTATATCATATACACATTATCTATCTCTAGATAGCAAATAATTGAGCGCTTTGATTACACCGTCAATATTATCGCCCAATCTACTAAGCCCAACATTACAATTATTGCATAACCAGCCGCGAAATTTATCTGTTTCGTGCGAGTGGTCTAGGTGCAATTTTTCGCTTTCCACTCCGCAACATTCACATTTAGATGTCTTATCTGGGCTATCTTTTTTTAGCTTTGTAAGTAGATTATTGATTTTGTTTTCGCAACATTTGCAATTTGTATATATTCTACTTGTGCTATTATCTTCAGATCTTTGTCTGAGCCTAAAGTCGCTGAGTGGTTTTTCTATACTACACTTTGGACAAATTTTAGTTTGCATTTTGTTTTTTCGATATTTGTTCTATTGTGTATTTTAGAATTTGAATAGAAGTATTTTTTGAAGAAAGGCCAAAATGTTCTCTAATAAAAGATTTACCATTAGAGCTTATTTCATTCAACTTTATGTCTTCACCCAAAGTTTCAAATGTTGTACCCCAATCTGCTATACTGGATTTTAGATAGTGCACATTGGGTAAAATGAGTGAGTCGTGAAGCTGCACAATGTCTTCATTTCTTTGTAGATATACTGGAATAGAATTACTAGCAAGCTGCCAATATAGTCTATCATAACACATCCCATTCCCGTCTATGTTAATGAGAAACTTGAATTTTAATTGCTGTTGAATATTAAACAACATGCAATTAGTTAATATTATCTTATGCTTTACATTATCTAAGCCAGAAAAAACATATTCAGATCTAGGGCCACTAATACCACCATTAGGACCACCAATAAATAAACTTTGATTTGATTTGTGGTCGATTTCTATATCATTCATTCTAACTTCATTCAAAAAATAGTCAACCGTCCCATTCAATAAATGATTATTCGGTATTGTAATAAATAATTGGTTCTTTTTCTTACCAAAACATAAAACGTAGTTACGATTGTCTTCGTAGTCTTTTGTATAATCGTGGGTGTATAGTAAGAATGAAGTATTTTTGATATTAAAGTGCTTAAGAATTGACAGTAACTCCATCACTCTAGGGATACAGCACTTATCATGAGCAGTATATTCTAAGTTTCCATGCTCTGTGTAAGAAAACAAACATGAGTATTCAACAATATCTTCAACGTTTGGCTTTTTAACCTGTTCTGATATTTGCTGATCTAATATATTTTGGATTGTTGTTATCACAGAGTTATGTTCTTTAGTTGTTAATACTTAATTATGATTTATCGATACCTTACACAAGCATACCAACCATTCCGACCACGGGCAACTCCGATCTCAATTGGAGTTCTTTGCCCCCAATAGCAGCAATTCCTAATTGCAGCATCGGAACTTGAACTACTAAATCCAACCCCTTCGTATCCATTATTTCCACCACAGTGACCCATGCTACCTCTATTTGCTTGAATTTCAGCAACACCCTGTGCTGTTGAATTGCTCAATAGATTTGTATAGCTGTAAGTCTTTGGTTTAGAATAATACTTGTTGCCATCAGCATGAACGCTCATACATATAATAGCAAACATAACGGTCAAAATGCAAGTTTTCATAAATTTCCTCCTTGAAATTATTTACAAGAAAAGATCCCCGAAAGTGTGCATCGCTGAGAGGCATCGGGGATTTGCTTTTCCCGTATTGTGGTTTTAATTAACGAACAACGCTTCGAACGCGAGCCACCGTGCGGCGACCAACGTTTCGTGTAGCCTCTACTGTACGTCGTGTTACCTCAACTGGAACGCTAATAAGCTCACGGGCCACGGTAACGGTACGGCTGCGAAGATTGCAGCTACCATTCACGCACTCGCCAGCATTAGCGGTTGAAACACAAAGACACAAAGCAACACAAGTAAACAAAGTCTTCATAAAACTTCTCCTTAGTTAAAAAAACTATCACACTTCCTTACGGATAGACTGACTACATTGTAGTATCGTCAATTCCGTTTTGCAACCTTAAAAATTCTTTGCCACAGTTTTACAAAAATCTATGACTTCTTGATCTGAAAATGTATTCTTAGCATAGTTATATATCAAAGCAACAAATCTAACATTGCCTTCAATATATCCAATAGAGTTATCTATTCTATCTAGTGACGCTTGGTATGGGGATTTTGTTATATCATTATTAGAATGAGTTCTTAGTATCAATTTTTTGTTTGTAAATGGACAAGTGCCATTTTGTTCTTCCCATAACTTTTTTAAATACTTGCAGTCAATATTATATTCGTGCTTTCTACTTTTTGAATTTTTCCGAACGACTTTGATATACCATTTAAACGATGTAAACTCATCTAATCTATTATTTGATACTAAATTTTGATTGTATAATCCGTGATATTTTTCTAAGTGTGAACATGAATTTTTAGAAGCACAGTTAATACTGCAATAAAAAACAGTTTTTCCTTTTTTTATCTGTCTATCTATTTCTGCTTTTCTTTTAGAGCTTTTTATGCCACATTCCGCACAGGTTATTTCTGTTGTTTTCATAATTTTGCCTCCACTACATTATACACAAAAAGTTGTGGAGGCGCACGATAATATGGTGGAGGCGGCGGCATTCGAAAGCCGCGTCCAGAGTATACACCAATATAAACATCTACATCCTTATGTGATTATTTTTCACCAATCACCAATGCTATCCGCACACTTAGCGGAGTCACGCGGTCTACCGCGATTTTACCCGATTTCTTTGCCGGATCGACGCAGTTGACTTATCAACATCAGTATGATTGGGCAACATGGCTCATACCGCCACGCTCGTACCTAACTAGGTCAGGCAGCGAGAGCGAGAGTCGAAACTTCGCCAACTAACATTTTAATCGACTTTTATACTGGCCGGTCGATTAACCAGTGGATGCCATTTATATCTACGTCTACCTGTCGATACCTTTCGCCCCCGTTATTCTATTTGAGAAAATTATACAGCGATGATGGTCCATTGTATCCCGTCTTGCGTCCAAGCTCTTTGCCTTGGTGCATTATGACAAACGATGGCACCACTTTGATATTATAGCCCCGCACAACGTCTTTGTCAACGTCGTAATCCAATTCTATGATATCGTAATCCTTAATGATTTTTGATAAATTGCGATCATTTAATAGATCTTTTTGTGCTACTTTGCAATAATGGCACCATTTTGCTGAAAAAATAAGCAATGTTTTCTTTGATTGAGCGTCAAATGCTAAGACTGAAGAAATTGATATCAAACACGATATTAGGAGTACACTTATTGTGCTAGAATTTTTCATATAACCCCCTTATTTGGCTAATATATTAATCCCTTAATATATACACTAATGCCGTTAGGCTAGTAGAACCAACCTAACGGCATAGCATTGGGGTAATGAAAATCTATTGTTTACTTACAATTTAGTATTTTTACAGAAAAAGAAATTATGTGAGTACAAGTAAAACAAAGACACTAATGTTAAAAGTGTCACCGCTCCACCAATCCAATAAATCAAAGGTATAGTAGTCATAAGTCACCTCTTTAAACTATAAAGTATTCAGTGTCTGGTTTTTTGGCTTTATTTATTTTAGATAGCTTGGTCATTTTGGTGATTTTGCCCCTGCTATCTTTATGCTCAAATACTAAAAAGCACTTATCTTTTCCATCATTATAGTCCTTGAAGTTCCATTCATAGTTCTTCAATATGTCTTCTGGTTTAGTTTCATTGTCGTATATCTCTCCCTCGACTTCGAAAGATATGATTCTTTTAAATTGCTTTTGCATATTCTCCTCCTTTACCAACTAGCTCTTCAGTTGTGTGATCTTGTAAAAGCTCTGGACAGTGCCTTCCGATCTCAACCTCAAGTGTGGCATTTGGATAGTTAAATTTTTCTCTGTAAATGTAGTCTTTCAAACTTTCAAGCATATCTATTTCGTCCATATGTGAAACTATATAGTCTACATATCTCCTAGATAGATAAGCTTTATTATCAATTGTAACTTTTAAGTTTTTCATGATATCACCTAGTTCTTAATATGTGAGAGTGTCTACGTAATCGTCTTGAAACATTTCTCTTAGGATTTCTGGATTTTGATTCTTAATTTCTCTATAGAGATGCTTGTGTGTATATCTATTTTTTTCTCTAGTTAGATATTCACGTAGAGCTTCCCTAATTTCCATAAAATCCATATGAGCTATAATCGCTTGTATATACTTTTGTTGTATATCTTCACGATTACAGGAATCAATACGATCAACAAAAAAGCAACTCATAAATCACCTCCATAGGGTAAAGTAAAACTTCGCCTATGATTACATTCGCCCCTTGTAAAAAGAAAGTGGCGATTGTCCTCAGTGACTTTCAATGTGGGCTTGCATCACGCCCGCCCAATATATTATAGGTCTTCAACAAACAAAAAACATTACCTATTTACATAACTTTCTTCGTTTTTCAAAGCTCTTCCAATAGCGATAGCAACGCCTATTTTCTTATTAAAGCCATCCTCGCTAGAGCATCTAGATAGACCCTCTACGGTATGCCCATGTTCGTCAGTGATGCTTACAACGGTCTTACCACCCCTTGGTAGTATGTTGTTAAACTTGTCCAAGTTCCTGTAATGCCTTACTCTTACTTTATATCCAATGTTTCTCAGATCATCTACAGTTTTAACGTGATACATAATTATTTACCTTTCTTTAATTGATCAGAAAAAGAGATATTGTTTGCCCAAAGCAAAGCAAATACTCCTAAAAACGTAGCAATACTACTGTAATAACAAGTTAGAAAAGTTCCTAAACAAAATAGAAACAAACATAGTATAATTTTTTTATCCATTTAAGTCCTCATGAATTAAAATATTTTATTGTCTATCACTAATTTAGCATGAATAGACTCTAAAGCTTTAGTTAGTTCGTACATTCTTTCGTAATCTGTAAACATACCATCTCCATCTGGAGATGATTCATATACAGTCTCTCCACCACAGTCTGGGTAATCTGCTCTGAATTTTCCATGCCTGAGCCTTAGATACCCAACCTTATTATTGTTCTTATCATAAACATCGTATTGCTCTGGGCAAGCAAAGCATGTTCGGACTAAATCATATTCGTATTCGTGTATCTTCATATTATTCACTTAGATAAAAATCTACAAATACATTTATCGCAACACTGTACGCCGGGATAACATCTGTTGTCTTCACATTTATTGTAGCATTCAAGTCCACACTGGACACATCCGCAAGTACACTTTGTTTTATTACATCCTGTAAGAGTACACAATCCTATGATAATTATCAGTGTTATAATTTTCATTGGTGTTTTTTCTTTTTTTTAAGATTTTTACTTAGTCTGTCTAAATAAATTTGCTGATCGTTGTTTTTTTGTTTTTCGTGTTCTTTTCTTAATTTCTTATGATGCTTGTCTTCTATAAATTTAATTTTAATCGCTTTAGTACCAGAATAAATCATAAATATAGGAACAGCAATAACAATTAATAATACAACATAGGAAAAATAAGATAACACTGTTAACAAAAACTGTAAAAATAAAATACAGTAATATGAGAACGGTGCTTCTCTTTGAAAATATTCCATCCACTCTGGTTCAAACATATACTTATTCCAATCTAAATACTCGCGGAGGGAGTCGAACCCCCAACCTAGCGGGTAGAAACCGCTTGCTCTATCCAATTGAGCTACGCGAGCATATCAATCACACAAATCCTATTTTAGTTTTTTTAGCTGTAATGACTTCAATTTCACTAGCATGAAACCACCGTGTATCGTAAGATCGACCATTCCACCATCCGCATTCATAAGTTATATTGTTTTCGCCATTTATGGCAATACCAATTATACTGCCCTCAACGTCTTCTGTCAACTTAACCTTACTGCCAATATTATATACTTCAAGTTTCATTGTGATGTCCTTTTCTATATGCATAAAGTGGAACTACCTCTTGCGTGTTAATGTATGGATTTAAACAAAGTCTAGGGTCATACAGGTCGCCACGTTTGTTTATTCTAGCCCATGCAACTGGCTTGTCAAGCTGCCTATGTAGATTATCGACTTCTTCTCGCAGTTTCCTTAGTTCATCCTTGGCATTGTTCACAAAGAATAAATCAGCACCAGATGACCAAGCATAATCAATAATAGAATCTAGCGGATTAGCATTTTTATTCATGTGGTTTGCCATTTCTATAAACGTGTGTCGTATACTATCTTCCCAATTTTCGTACTCTTCTATCATTTTAGATCATAATCAAAGTTTGGTGGATTATCATCTTGCAGGAAACGTTTACGTTCTTCTCGTAAAGCTCCTATTTCTTTTCTTTGAGTTCTAATCTCTGTTTTTAAAGAGTTAATAGTGTGTTGCTGAAACTCTATTGTTCGTTCTAGTTTATTGATATAAGTATCTATATCAAATAGCGGATCGGATATTTTATTTTTCATGACCATAGCTCTGCTCTTATTTTGATTAACTCAATGAGTTTGTCTGTATCTTCTTTTTCATATTCAGCTTCAATCTTTGCTATCTTTCTAAATTCTAATAATTCTTTTTTTGATATTTTGCCAGCAAATAGATTGTCTTCTTTTTTATTATCCCAATCTAAACCAATAACTTTCTTAGGGTCTGGTCTATTAGGGCGATCTTTCCACCATAGGTATAGATTTTTAATTTGTTGAGACGTAATTGCTTGATCTGTTGGCTTCCCGTATTTTTTATCTTTCTTGTCTACACCCCAATTTTCATCATATTTAAGATTACAAGACCAATCCATATAAGCTAATCCAGCTTCCGCTGACCGACCATGTTTGAATTTATAGTTTTTAGCATCTTCTCTTAGTGACCACTTCATCAAGTGTGCGTATTCAATCTCTACAAAATCTACGAGTTCATTGAATAATCCATGAAGAATTCTATAGTCAAACTCATAGTAATATCCCGGCTTTAATCCGGTTTTTAGATAATGAGTTTTATCTATCCAGCGATTCCTCACATAGTATCTGATCTCATCGTAAATGTCAAATGGAAACATTACAAAATCCTGAAGTTTTGAAAGACCTGTTTCTGCTAACCAAAACCTAATTGGACTTTTCTTTTGTTGTTCTTTTTTCCACTTGTCCCACTTCCCCCACTCTAAAGCAAATGGTTTCTTTACTCCGCGAATCAAATCGGCAAACCTAGAACAACTCCAGTAATCCATTCTTGTTTTTGGTCTTAGCCACATATTATTCCTGTACTTTCGTCCCAACATCGTAGGGATAGCCGTTGTCTGGATCTTCACTATAAACGCCTTCATATTCATTATCCCACCAAGGTATTTTACTATCTGGTAGTTCTTCACTCATGATTCTTTCCTTACTTGTCCTATAAGAGTATCTGTGTTAAAATGCATTCTTAATTCAATGGGGTAATGTTGTATTTCAAATTTTTCGTCATAAACATTCTGACAAGCCATCAAAGCATCGGAATAGTTATGATATAATCGTGCTAAATTAGGATCAGTAGTATATTGAAATGCACCACCTGAGATAAACTTCTGTTTTTGTTTATTCCATATTAGCCATTTTTGTATTAGATTATTCATCAACTTCCTCTCCGGTATTTTCATCAATCATTGGTTTATCGCAAGACTCAAGCATTTTATTCAAAGTCAACTTTAAATCTTCTAGACTATGAGCGATTACATCTGGAGTTTGTGTCCAGCCACTTATATCTCCATTCTCATCATAATAAGCTTCCCTTATCTCGTACAGAGTTTCTGGCTCTGGTAAATACTTGTGATTATAAATTCTTTGAAATACTCTGTAATTCCAGCCGCTCATTCGATTCTCCTAATTCAAAACGTGATTTTCAGTATTACACAAAACCACGCTAAAAGTCTACGGAAGTTGATTATGGGGATACCCGCGACCCCTACCTTTCGGCATCAACTATTTCATATAACATGTGCCATCAAACGGATCGTTCTTGCCTAACCCCCACTCTTCATTAAAGTCTGCTTCAAAATGGGAAAACCTTTTCTCTTTTAAGAATTGAATCATCTGATAAAAGCAATCCTCACACAATTCAAGTTCAAATTTCTTGCCATCGCTTCTACTATTATATCCCCAAACTGCCTCTATTGTTGCGTTTTCATGATCGTTGTAAAAATCGTCAGTACACTGCTTGCCGCAACAATCGCAAAATGTTTTATCGTGTACTTTAACTGTTTTATTTTTGTATGTTTTCATCTTTTTTATCCATATACTCTTCAATATCTATATCTAGTTCCTCATCTTTATTCAATATATATGCAGCATAATAATAAACATTGTCTCTTGGATTGTGTCTAAACGCAATATCTAGATTATATTGTTTCCGAACGGCATCATTGTTATATATATATTGTGCGCATTTTTGAGCAGCTTTAATAAACTCTTCTTGGTATGTTTGCATTTTACACTCCTGTTCGATAGGTTTCTGACTAGACCGCACTGTGGTTACACTAGTCGTACATCGTTAGAATCGTTGATTTCTATACATAATTCTATTATTGTACCATCCTTGAATTCTAATACTAGGTTTTGTTTCCAAGGCGAACCTGCTTGGCGAGCAAATACTTTAGCGATTGATCCTACAGTATAGGTTTGTTTGCTAAAAAGTGATCTTAGTTTTTGGAATATATTAGCCATTAAAATAAATCTCCATACCCTTTCCACCAATCATAAATTCGTACACAAGCCATATATCCTAATAGAGCAAATAATATAAGTCCTGCCATTAGTTATTTTCTAAATACTGATTAATAAAATTAACCATCTCTTCAAGTTTCTTACGGCTAATACTAAACCAAAAAGTTTTATCGTCAGTCGCGTCACTTATTTCAAATAGGAAGTGATCCTTTTTAATTGTCTCTAAGCTTAATTGCAATAACTGATCTTTGCTGATATTGAATGTTTTCTGGTTAGAGGTTTTCATTAGTAATTCCTTAAGAATTGATCATAAAAATGCTTAAAGCTTTTGACTTCGTGTTTTTCCTGTGTGCCTTTAATTCTCACTATCTTTTTTTGACAGTAAAAATAATACTTATCGTCTACCAAAATTGTACCATCGTTGATATATTTTGTTCTATGACTAATATTGTATTTTATAACGCCATTAGCCATAGCTTTATAATTCCAGCCCCTATATTGCTTTCTCCATTCTTTCATACCTTCCCATTCATCACTACTCATAGCATCTCCTTGGTTACAAATATAAAATAGTAGGAGTGGTGAGAATCGAACTCACACTGGATGGATTTTAAGTCCACTGTCTCTGCCTTTGGACTACACTCCCACGTTCTACCTAACGAATTCTATAGTCCAATTCTCGTGTTCTTTAATCCACTGTTTTACAAGTTCTTCATCAACATATTCTCCAACTTTAACATGTAATGTATTAACAACTTTCTTTACCTCAAAAGCATTGTCACTACCAAAACTATTTGGTGGATCACACAAGGTAATCTTTACATTCTTACGTTTTTTAACCATTATATTCCTCCTCGTCTTCGCTTTCTGTTTCATCATTATACAACTCGTCAAGACTCTTGTCAAGCTGAAAAAGGTTTATAAACGTGTCCCACAACTTATTGTGTTGCATAGTGTGTAGATTAATGACCCCTTGTAGCGTATTGACAAGCTGATCTGGATCAAGAGCTATTCCATTACCATCTAGAACATCTTCAATAATAGTCTTGAGATTATCTGTGACGTTCATGTTATTAGTTATAGCTATTTCCAAATCAAATCTATTTGGACTACCAAAATCAAAATCTACATTAGCGTAACTTTTATTGCAATTTTTCTTACAACTCATAAACATTTCTCCTTTTAACGATAAACCGGCTGAATGATCCACTCAATAGTGGGTTGATAAATAATGTGCTGCCTCTTGATAAAACATCCACTCTCATTAATAATAACTGGTCGATTGATAAACATTGGAACCCATTGATATCTAACTACGTTTGGGTTCACAACTATATTACTTAAAACTACAGACGGGACTCTTTGAACTTCTACTGTTGGATACGTAGGAACACTTTCAACATATGGAATCCATTCTGATGCACCTAAACATATACTAGAATAAAATATCAAAGTCGCACATAGTATCGTCTTCATTGTTGCTCCTTAATCTAGTGGGTATTTTTCTATCGTGGTATCTTCCCAATCTTCCATCTTTCGTATCGAAACTCCAGTTCCGAATATTTTTATCGTCAACTGCCATCCTGTTTCTTTAATAAGAGCAAAAATTATTCCAGTTTCGCAGTTTCTTACTTCAAATCCATAATAATTCCAATCAGTATGTCCATGAAATTCATTTAATTTACCAAGCCATACTAGTGGAACATATATAGTAAACTCATATTTACCTATAAAAGTCTCTTTAAGCCATTGCCAATACATTAGTAAACCCTTGAGAATTCGCCCTGTATATCACTTACAAAGCTAGGATCGTCTATTGCTTCTGGCCCGACAACGTACTCCTTGGGAATATTGATTGTATCGCCCAAAGAAAGTTTTGCAAGGTGCTTGTGCTTTTCTGCTTCCCAATCAAGCTTGCCATATTTCTGCCAATATAAATATCTATAAGAAGCATCTTCTTTTGTATCTCTAAGAAGTTTTTCCATAGTAACACACAGTTTGTATTTTGCATATTGTGGAATTTTAGATCCTAGCAAATCATTAATGGTTTGCTTTGTGTGATTAATAAAATCTACAGACACTTGTTTTCTTAACTTAGCCATATTTGCCTCCTACAAAAATTCGATATCGATTATTTAATAATATAAGTCTCTAGTTCATCAAGACACATGAAAGTTGTGCTACCATATTTTATAGTTTGTGACCTATGCCAATGTCCAAAAAACCAAAACTCTGGTTCGTGTATATTTAATAACTCTTGCAGTGCCCATCCTGTTGTGTTTTCATATAATCTTTGATCCGGCTTTAACATTATTGCAGCAATATTCTGTGGACAATCGTGAGTTATTACAATTTTAGGTTTAGTTTGTCTATAAAACTCTCTAGCTTTCATAAACTGATCAATACTAACCTGTTCTTGTTCCCACCAATCTATACCAACTGTTCTATATTGACGATCAATACTATATGCTCCACGATAGTAGAAAAATTCTACCTCGCCAACAATACTAATACCATAGTCGCCAGTATAATGAGGATATTTATGAATAATATCGTAGTTATCATGATTACCTCCTAATATTTTATGATTGTTGGGATCAAGGTTGGCTAAAGTGTTATACTTAAAGCCAAAATCACCTAATTGTATAGTATGCGGATGAATATCTGACTGACGAATTATTTTATAGTAACGTTCATACTTACCGTGAACGTCACCAATTATTGTTAGGCTCATTAAAGGTCTATGTTTACTTGATGCTCATTAAGAAGTCTATGAAATTCTTCACGAATTTTATCTAAAGCGTCGTTTGCGTCTTTGAAGTCGTTATGATATTTGTACCAAGATCTAAGTTGCTGGCTAAAATCCCATAAAAAAGACTGAACTTTACTTGATTGATTCATAACATCGTATTCATGTTGATCTTCTGGTAAATTAAATTCAAATGTTGCTTTCATCATTTACTCCAAAATTTATTTGTTTTTACAGTTTTCACACAGTGTGCTTATCCACCCACCCTTATTTGGCTTACCACGTTGACCGCAAACTTCGCAAATTTGACAACTAAAATCTTCAGCCATACTAATCAAACCCTTAACATATTCATCGCCACCACTAAAGTAAATGCGTAGTCCTCCAAACTTTTCTTTAATTTGATCGAATTTGAAGGAAAAATAATCACTATTGTATTCTGGATCTTGTTCTTGCTTCCACTTAATTTGCCTATTAATATTTTCTTCATGCTGATGTATTTGAAAACATAAACTAGACAATATATCAAACCAACCATCTCCACACTCTATCCCCCAAGCCATACAACTTTCTTGTATAGATTTATCTTTGTTTGAGAAAAAATCTGGATATTTATCGTAAAGCTGGTTTTCTAGTTCTATTTTCATATTAGTCTTCTTTAATACTAAGTACCAGTTTAGAATCATCAAGAATCATCGTATCGCAATCATACTCATTGCCGGTATTAACATCATAGACGCAAACCGTCTGATTCCAAAATTGTGACATTTCACCGTTCGTGTTCTTATTAAGAAAATCATAGAGTTCTAGCCAAGTCATCTTTTTTTCCTTTTCAATTGTTGTAATTGGCCCGTAATCATCGAATAGTGTCATTTGCGTCATCTATTCTACTCCTTCGGTATTTCTTTGTCAAGCTCTTTAGGAAAAAATCTAGCCTTCTGACTTGCGTATCTATTAGGATCGGCTAATCCAGAATCTATTCGATTTTTATTGGTAATATAATAACCGGTGTCATCTTTACAGATAACTTGATCATCGTCAATCTTCAGTATTTGAATGTGTGGGTCTTCACAGCTAACAATCATTTCTGAGTGTGACCCAAATGCAGACTTTGTTGTAATAACTTTACCAACTGCGTGTTTTGGAATATTATACTTTTTTGCCATTATTTTTGTCCTTGTGTTTAAAAACCATTTCATTAAGATTGTCATCCCAATAACAATCTAAGATATCCTGTGCTGCCATTTTTGCTAAACCTACGCCAATTAACCAACTGAAAATTTCACTGCAAATAATAGAAGTGTTTTTCTCGTCTATAAATAGCTTGCCGTTCTTACGCCCATTGCAATATTGACATATCAAATTTTTAATATGAACAACCTTGATAGACTCTTTTAGTTCTTTTTGGGTAAAACCAGCGTCTTTTGCTACTAATTTGCCTAATTTTTTAGCAAACTCATTCAAGTCTTTTATTTCGTATATCATTTCCATACGTCGAGATTTTTATATTCTCTCACATCTCCATTTTGTACGATTTTATTTTCTTCATAAGGGGCCGCTAATCTTCTGTAAAATTCTTGCTTAACATTTTCTAACATTCCAACAATCATTGCAATTTTTGGATAAGTTGGATTGCACATAGTTCTAACACACAGTCTTGTAATAGAATAATTTAACTGCCCAAGCATTTCAATTACTTCTTCGTTATTACATTCTTTATTTGTTTGCCTTTGAGTATTAATTGCATCTGATAAGTTATTTATATATGGATCTAAGAATACTCTATCTTCTTGTTTAATGTATGGCATTGTTTACTACGCAATCTTTTTGATAGTTTTTTTGATGTTCTACGTGTTGATCTTGTGTTATATTATTGTATATATCTTTCGCAAGATCAAACGTACTAGTTGCACTTCCAGAACAACTGGATGACTCCCATGTATAATTATAGCTATTCTCTTTGTCTTTTGCTTGCGTTCTATCTACTTTATAACCATGAGAAGTTGCCCAAGTTTTTACTTCTTTCCAAAGCATATTTTATCTCAATATTTATTTCTTGAAGCGTGTAGAGAGAATCGAACTCTCGTCATTTGATTGGAAATCAAAGGTTCTACCATTGAACTACACACGCAAATTTAATTAAGCAAAGGCGGGTGGAATTGCACCACCAT